AATGTGAGCATTTGAATCAGTTCTCTTTTTTGTTAATATGACATAACAACTTACTTACGGAAGTACCTTAACGGGTGCTTCTTTTATTTTGTCAAGAAAGGATGTGAACAATGATTGAACAAAGATAAAATTAAAGTATCAGAACTAATTGAATACAAGAATAACGCTAAAATTCATACTAAAAAACAGATTAGACAGATTGCTAATTCAATTGAGGAGTTTGGCTTTAATGATCCGATTGAAATCGATGAAAACAATATGATTTTATCTGGTCATGGTAGGTATGAAGCCGCTAAACTGTTAGGACTTGATGAAGTACCTATTGTTCGATTGTCACACCTTACAGACGAAGAGAAGAGAGGGTATATATTAGCAACAAACTCAACTAACCTTGCGACAGGGTTTGACAATGAGATTTTAAACCTTGAAATGCAAGATATTAATTTAGATATGAGTAATTTTGGTTTAGACTTTGAACCTATTGAATTAAGCGTTGATAATACTGATAATGAAATTATAGAGGAAGAAGAAAAAGAACATCATAGAGACACGACAATTGAACAGTACAATTTATTTGATTATGATGAAAGCCGTGTGAGTGGTTTCTATCAAATGCCAACGTTAACGGCAGTTAATCATACAGTAAATGACTTACAAGGCTTTAATTACGTGTTAAACAAGCCTGATTATAGAAAAGGTGTACATTTTTATTTAGATGATTATCAATTTGAAAGAATATGGCAACGCCCAGAGTATTACATCGATAAGCTAAAACAATTTGATTGTGTACTTACTCCTGACTTTAGTTTATATCTAGATATGCCAGTTGCTATGATAGTGTGGAACGTATATAGAAGCCGTTTAATTGGTCAAATAATGCAAGATTATGGACTTACAGTAATTCCAACTGTTACGTGGGCTGATGAAAATAGTTTTAACTTTTGTTTTGATGGCTTACCCAAATTTGCAACGTTGTCTATCTCAACTATTGGAGTTAAAAGGGATAGTAACGCTATGAGAATATGGTAAGCAGGAGTTAAGGAGATGTTAAAACGACTTCAACCTATGAGATTAATTGTATATGGTGGCAAAATAGAATTTGATTATGATGATGTAGAAGTAATTTATATAGAGAATGCAGTTACTGAAAGAATGAAAGAAGGTGAAAATAATGGGAAGTAGAGGAGCTAGTTCAGGTAGAACTAAGAATAAAGGTATAAGTAAACATGGTGTGATTGCTGTTAAAAAGACTAATAGTTATAAAATAGGTACTAATTCTAATAAATTAAGTGCTGAAAAACAAGTAAGGTTGAAACGAGCAGCAAGACGTAGATTAAGTGCAGAAAGATTTTCAAGAGATTTAAGAGAAAAATTAAAAAAAGGTAAGTCGATAGATAAAAGAGTTCAATTCGAACAAAAAAGATACAGTCAAACTAGATATGCTAGATTGATGGATAGGTTGTCGAGAGATGGAAGAGATGATAAAAAAGCATGGGAAAAATTTAAATTCTTATTAGAAAAAAATAAAAAGATAAGACCTAAAACATATAATCAATATTAGCGAAAGAGGTGATTGATTTTGGGACGTAAAAAAAGTTTAGAGAATTTAAAGCCTATTAATACTCGTACTCCTGCTGAACGTTCTGAAATCACATCTAAAGGCGGTAAGGCTAGTGGTAAAGCACGGAAACGAAAGGCTGACTTAAAAAAAGCTATGGAAATAATACTTGCCGCTGATGTATCTAGTGAGAAATCAAAAGACACGCTTGAAAGTTTAGGACTTGATCCAACAAATGAAATGTTATTAGCTGTACAAATGTTTCAACAAGCCGCTAGTGGAAATGTAAGAGCCTTTGAAGCGATAGCGAAAGTAACAAACGCTAAAGATAAATATGATATTGCAGAACAACAAGCGAGGACTAAACTTATTAATCAACAAGCTAAAGCCGCTGAAGCTGAATTAAAAACAAGTACTAGTCAAGAAGATAAGATAGCAGAATTATTTGATAAGGTGGATGGTGAAATTAATGAATCTTAATAAGTTATACACACCTAAACAGATTGAAATACTAAAGCGAACTAACACTAGTGATTTTTTTATATTAGGACTTCATGGAGCTAAAAGAACGGGTAAGACAGTTATTAATAATGATATATTCTTACGTGAATTAAGGCGTGTTAGAATGATAGCTGATAAGTTGAACATTAAAGAGCCTATGTATATTTTAGCTGGGGTATCGAGTAAGACAATTCAAAATAATATCTTACAGGAAATATACAATAGATATCAATTAGATATTAAGTTTGATAAACATAATTCATTTACTTTGTTCGGTGTTAAGGTCGTACAGGCTTTTACAGGAACAATAGCCGGACTTGGTGGTATTCGTGGTATGACAGCCTTTGGAGCGTACATTAACGAGGCTTCATTGGCAAATGAAACAGTATTTAAAGAGATTATCTCACGTTGTTCAGGAGATGGAGCAAGGATAGTATTTGACACCAACCCAGACAACCCCGAACACTGGTTAAAGAAAGAATATATTGACAGTGAGAGTGAAAATATAATATCGTATCATTTTAGATTAGATGATAATACATTTTTATCAGAACGATATATTAAAAACATCAAAGAATCAACCCCTTCTGGTATGTTTTATGATAGAGATATAGAAGGGTTATGGGTAACTGGTGAAGGTATTGTATATAGTGACTTTGATAGAAATAAACATTACTTTGACGATTATTCAAATATAACGTTTAAAAAGAAATTCGCTGGAGTTGACTGGGGGTATAGTCACTACGGATCAATAGTTGTAATGGGTGAAAGTGTTGACGGTAAATTTTATTTGCTAGAAGAACACGCTTATCAATTTAAAGAAATAGATGATTGGGTTGAAATTGCTAAGGAAATAAAAGAAAGGCACGGAAACATTACTTTTTATTGTGATAGTGCCAGACCTGAACACGTAGATAGGTTTTATCGTGAAAGACTTAATTCAGTCAATGCGAATAAAGAAAGATTAGCAGGAATAGAACAAGTAGCAAGGTTATTCAAGAAGGATAGCCTTTTTATTAATTCTAATGTAAAGAGATTTAAAGAAGAGATTTATAACTATATATGGGATGAAAAGACAGGGGACACAATTAAGCAATTTGATGATGTGTTAGACTCGTTAAGATATGCTATATATAGCTATATGAACAGACAAACGGCTAAAGTATTAAATAAAGCCCGTTTAGGACTTTAGAAAGGAGTATAAATGCAATTATTAACTTATCCTAGAGTTGAGTTTGATGAAAAGAACATCAAGAAAGAGTTAGTACTTAAACTAATAAGAGAACATGAGAAACAGATACCACGATTTAAGAAACTTAAGAAATATTATTTAGGTGAGCATGATATTTTAAATAAACAACGTTCAAAAAATAAACCTAATTATAAACCTGTGTGTAATCATGCTAAAGATATAGCTGATACTTCAACAGGTTATTTCATGGGAAATACAATTTCTTATAGCAATTCTGAAGATACTGATATCGATGAATTATTAATTGCTTTTGATAATGCTGAGGTAGATGAATCTGATCACGATAATGCGTTAGATATGGCTATTTATGGTGTTGCTTATGAATATGTTTACGCTAGAGAAAATGAAAATATTTTAGATATAAAAAGCCTTGAAGTAGAGAATACATTTATAGTATATGATGATAGCATTGAACAACAACCGTTATTTGGGGTTTATTATTTCAAACGAAAAGAAAATAAAGCAGACACTGAAACATATCAAGCTGTTATTATGACTAAACAATTTGTTTACTCTATAGTTTTAGAAGGTAAAGAAAAAGGGGTTATCTCTGATAAACCTATACCGCATAATATGGGTGATATTCCTATTATCGAATATAAAAATAATAAATATTCAATAGGTGACTTTGAACAACAGATAGGGTTGATTGATAGTTATAATTCATTAACAGCTAATAGAATTAATGATAAAGAACAATTTATTGATAGTATATTAGTTCTATATGGTGCAAGGCTTGGAGATGATGAAGAAGAGTCTATAAAGGCTATGGAGTCTTTAGCAGAAAATAAACTACTAGAATTACACCCTGAAGCACGAGCAGAATATTTAAGTAAAACACTGAATGAGAATGAAGTAGAAACGCTAAGAAACGCTGTTAAGCAAGATATATATACTTTTAGCCATATCCCTAACTTAACTGATGAGAATTTCGCTGGGAATAGTTCAGGCGTTGCAATGGAGTTTAAGCTTTTAGGTTTAGAAATGATAACTAAAATTAAACAAAGATATTATGTTAAAGGTTTGAAGAAACGAATTAAACTATTTGCTAATTATTTAGGTTTAACACAAATAGCAATTGATGCTAACAGCATAACACCTCATTTTAGCCGTAGTTTACCTAAGAACTTATTAGAAATATCTCAAATAGTTAGTAATTTAGATGGTAAAGTAAGTCAAGAAACTTTATTAAGTCAAATACCTTTCGTTGAAGATCCTATGAGTGAAATAGAGAAAGTAAACGAAGAGAAACAAGAGAATATAGCACAGAATCAATTATTATTAACAGGTGGAGAACATGTATACAATACGCCAGTAGGTGATGAAGTAGATGAACAAGAAGAACAATAAGTACTGGGAACATAGAAAAGCTGAAATGATGCACTCTCAGATTGCAAGGGCTGATGTTACTTTTGATGAGATATCAAAGGTATATAATCACTCTAGAAAGCATATTGAAAAGAGTATTAAGGGTATATTTAATAAATTTCAGGCTGAATACGGGCTTTCTAAAAAGGAAGCTGAACAAGTTATTAAAATAATGAGGACGAAGAATAAAAAGCTAATTCCAGCTTTATCCTTATTACCAAGCACCCCTAAAATTAAACAAACTATTGAAATGTTGAGTAGTGCGGCTTATGTTTCCCGTATTAATAGACTTCAAAAGCTATTAGATGAAATTGATAATGTACAGGGATATATTGCTAGAAATGAGTTAAGAAAGACAACAGACTTGTATAAGGAAGTTGCAAAGAACGGCTATTATGGTAGTATACATCAAATTCAAACACAAACTGGTATAGGGTTTAGTTTTAATGAATTAGATGAAGATTTAGTTGAAAAACTATTAGCTGTACCGTGGGAGAATAAAAACTATAGAGATAGAGTGTGGGATAATGCAACAGAGTTATCAAATACTTTAAAAAATGAAGTAACACAAGCTGTACTTACTGGAAAAAGTGAGAAACTAGTAATTGATGAGATATCTAATAGGTTTAATGTTGGAGAATTTAAGGCTAAGCGATTAGTAAGGACTGAAACAGCTTATATTAATAATGAAATGGAAGCTTTAAGTTATATTGAAGCTGATATAGATAAATATAGATTTGTGGCTGTATTGGACATTAGAACATCTCATATTTGTCGGGAACACGACCATAAAGTATATGAGGTGTCTAAAAGACAAGTCGGAGTTAACTTCCCACCATTACACCCCTTCTGTAGGTCAACAACAATACCAGTACTTGATACTGAAACCTTATCAGAACTATCTAGAAGGGCTAGAGACCCTAAAACAGGAAAGAATGTAATTGTACCGGGGAATATGAGTTATAACGAATGGTATAAAAAATATGTTGATAAAGAATAATAACGTTTAATTTTATTAAACCGTCCTAGATATGACGTTAAACTGTCTTTTTATTATACCCAAGCATTTAAGGTGTAAAACTGTATGGAATAATAGTCGGGGACGACTTTAAAAATAGGAGGTTCAAACATGGATCAAGAATTAAATAACGTCGAGACGGTTGAAGAAAAGGTAACAGCTGAACCAACTAAAACACAACCCAACGACAAGAAATATAGTGACGCTGAAGTCGACGAGATTGTAAATAAGAAGTATGCTAAATGGAAAAAAGAGCAAGAGGCCGAACAAAGTGAAGCTAAGAAACTTAAATCTATGAATGCAGACGAAAAAACAAAATATAATCAAGATAAACGACAAGCTGAACTTGATAAGCGTGAGCAAGAAATAGCAAGACGTGAATTAATGGCGGAAGCTAAGTCAATTTTAAACGAACGTGGTTTACCTGTTGATTTAGCTGGGGTTATTGATTTAACGGACGCTGACACGGTTAAAGCTTCAATTGAGGCGATTGGTAAGCAGTGGGAACAAGCAGTTCAAAAGGGTATCGCTGAGAAATTAAAAGGTACTCAACCACTAACAAAAGCACCTCAAAATTCAAATGGTATTACGAAAGAAGCATTAACAAAAATGAAATACCAGGAAAGACTAGATTTTAAAACAAAAAATCCAGATGAATATAATAGGATGATGAAAGGACAATAATTAATATGGCAAATGTAACAATGATGGCGGATTTATTTGATCCGCAAGTAGTAGCAGATATGTTAAATGAAACAGTAGGTAAATCAATTGTATTTTCTCCGTTAGCTGAAGTAGATACAACTTTAGCGGGGCAACCCGGAACAAAATTAACAGTACCACAATGGAATTACATTGGGGATGCTGAAGACGTAGCAGAAGGAACGGCAATTCCACTTGCTAAATTAGGTAAAAAATCAACTGAAATGACAATTAAAAAAGCTGGTAAAGGGGTAGAACTTACTGACGAGTCAGTATTAGGAGGGTTAGGAGACCCGATTAACACGGCTGTAAGACAAATCGCTAAGTCTATTGACCAAAAAGTCGATAATGATGTATTAGCAGCGGCTAAAACAGCAACTCAAACATACACAACTAAGAGTGGTTTTAAAGGAGAAGACTTATCTAACGCACAAGATATCTTTGAAAATGAAAACGACGCTATTTTCGTCTTAATTTGTCACCCTAAAGTGGCTTCTAAATTAAGATTAAATACTGCTAAAGAATGGTTAACAGGCACTCAAGTTGGTGCTGACAGAGTGGTAAGTGGAACATACGGAGAAGTGTTAAGTACACAAGTTGTACGTTCTAGAAAATGCCAAGAAAATGAAGCATTTTTAATTCAAACTAGCCTGAAAAAAGAAGAAGAAGAAGATACTAAAGCGTTCAAAATTTTATTAAAACGTGACGTATTAACAGAGTTCGATAGAAATATCATTAATAAAACTACTGTAATTACAGCTGACCGCCATTATGGAGTTTACTTACAAAACGCTAAAAAAGTTGTTAAAATTACAGTAACGGCTGAAGCATAGGACGGGTTCTTATATGAAGTTTTTAGTAAAAAATCCAATTTTCGACACGAAAACAGAAAAAAGTTATCTTACTGGAGAAGTTTTCGATGTTACAGCTAAAAGATTAGAAGAAATTAAAGAAACGTTAGAACAACAAGGCGGTTTTGATTTATATCTTGAGGAATTAACAGAAGAAACTACTTCAACTAAGACTGAAGATGAAAAGACTAGTGAAACAGAAGTAACAAAAGAATAGGAGGTTTCCTATGCTTAATGAATTAGAACTATTAACTGGAGAAAGTGACGTAAAAGTCCTTTCTCTTCTTTTGCTAAGGGCTAATAATATAGTATTAGCAGAAACTAACAGGAGAGTTTTAACTCCTGAATTAAAACGTATAGCGTTAGAAATAGCGGTAGAGATGTTCAATAAACAAGGTAGTGAGGGCGAAGCGTCAAGAACAGAAGGTGGAATTGCTATTGTTTATCGTGATGGCTTACCCTCACATATCAAAAATACTTTATCTTCTTACAGGTTAGCGAGGTGTTCGGGTCGTGCGTTTGAAAAAGAACAGACTGAAACCTTACAAGATATTTAAATACGTAGTTAAGACTAATGATGAAGGGGTACGTTTTAAAGGATATAAAGAAAACTCATATATTATTAATGCTGAAATATATCCAGCTTCAGGACGTATTCAAGCCCAGGTATACGGTGAAAAATTAAATTATATGTTAAATATGCTAATAGAACGTACTACTGAAATAAATGAGCGTGATGGAATTTGTATCAACAGTGAGACACCTAACTATGAAGTAGTATCTATTAAGAATTATACATTTCATAAATTAGTGGAGTTAAAGAAACTTTGACTGAAATACAGAATGTAAGCAGATTGATTAATAAGATTCATAGAATAGGTGGAACAGCAGGAGAACAAATTATTAAAGCTGGAGTAAGTAGAGGAACTAAAATAGTTCAATCTGAAGCTAAATTATTAGTACCAACTAATTCTGGACGAACTAGAAACAGTATAAGAACAAAGGTTGATGGTTTGAAAGGTTCTGTTTATACTAACGAACCATCAGCAGTATTTGTTGAGTTCGGAACAGGTAGTGTAGGAGCTAGTAATCATGGCGGTATAAGCCCGAATGTTAGACCATCTTACAGAAATACTCCTTGGTGGTTTCATGAAAGCATGGTTGAGGGCGGTTACTTATCAGCATATAATTTTTTCACCATAGATACACCCGTTGGTAAGTTCTATAAGACTGAGGGACAAGTGGCACAACCGTTTATGTACCCAGCCTTAAAAAATAATAGGGCTAAAGTTTTAGCTGAAATGGAAAAGTATTTAAGTAGGAAATTGAAGGAGATAACAAAATGATTAATGTTAAACCGTTAATATATAAGGAGTTATCAAAAATAGCGACAAATGTAACGGATACATACCCAGCTGATTGGGAAACATTTCCTGTTGTAATTTATTTAGAAGAGGAAAATAAACCTCATGAATGGTTAGATAATGGAGTAGAAGAGACTACTTATTTACGTTATAAAGTCGATATTTTCGATAAAGAAAGTACTTCTAACATAGCCGTAGAAGTAGATAAAGTATTTAATTCGTTAGGGTTGAAAAGAACAATGGCACAAGATATGCCAGACCCAAGTAACTTAAGACACAAAGTAATGAGATTTGAAGGGATATATGATCCTGATACAAATATAGTATATCAATATAGAATGGAGGGCTAATATGTTAGCAAACGGAATTAAATTAGAATACAGTGAATCAACAAGCGGTTATACTCTGTTAACAGGTCTTAAAGAAGTACCAGAACTTGGGGTTGAGCCTGAAAAAGTAGAGAATACAACGTTAGCTGACACTGTAAAACAATATGAGTTAGGAATTGGAGACGCTGGGGAACTAGAATACAAATTTAAGTATGAAAATAAAACAGCAACTTCACCATTTAGAGTATTACGTAAAGCTATGGACAGTAAGAAAGTTCTTAACTTTAAACAAACATACCCAGATGGTACAACAGTAACATTTAGTGGTCAAGTTTCAGTAAAACTTGGCGGTGGTGGTGTAAATGGTGTTATTGAATTTACACTTAAAGTTGCTTTACAGTCGGATTTAGTATTTGCAGACGCTTCTGTAGTAATGTAAGAAAGGAAATTAACATAGATGGCAAAGAAACCATATACAACTTGGCAAGTAGGTAAAGAAGAATATAAACTAAAATTAACAACATCAGCAGTATGTAAACTTGAAGAGAATTTAGGGGTAAATATTGTTAAAATCTTTAATTTTAATGATGACTTCCCGTTACCTCCACTAAAAACTATGTTGTATGTATTACATGGTGCTATTACAAAATATCAACATGGGTTAAAATTTGATGATGTAATGAATATTTTTGACGAATATTTAGACGAAGGACACGATCAAATGGATCTATTAATGGAAGTATTAATTCCGTTAATGCAAGACTCGGGTTTTATTCCGAAGGAAGAGAAGAAAGCGGAAAAAGTCAAAGTTCTAAAATAATAGAAACTATGACTGAATATATTGGGGAGTTATACCCTATTGCACTAGATGTAGGGATAACTCCTCCTTTATTTTGGGAATATTCAATACAAGAAATAACAGATATTATTGATAGTAGAAATCGTGTATTAGAATTTAACAGGAAAAATGAATATATCCGTGATTATTATTTGGCTAAAAGTATTGTTGAATGGTTAGCACCTATGTTAAGTAAAGACGCTAAACCACCCGAATTATGGAATTGTGCTCCTGACTATGTTTTTGAGAAAGAAAAAGAAGAAATCGAGAAACAACGTGTTGAGTATGAATTGGAATTACATAAGGAACGAATGAGAGAATTTACAATGAGGTTTAATTCTCAAAGGGCTAATAATACGCTATAATCTCTAATAGGAGGTTATGTATTTATGAGTAAAGAGAATAATTTTACAATGCCGTTAATGTGTCCGCAATGTAATTCACAAGATATTCAATTTCAATTGGTTAACCATCAAGATTTGAAACCAAAAGGAAAAAGCTTTCTATGGTGGATAACAATAGGCTGGTTGTGGGTTTTAGTTAAATGGGTAATTTTTTATGTAATAATGGGATGGTTTATAATTCCGTTCAAGTTTTTATTGCCGAAGAAATATAAAATACAAAACACAGTTAAAAACTATAAAATTTGTAAGCATTGCGGATATCATTGGAAATAATCAAAGTTAAAGTCAATCAATAATGATTGGCTTTTTTATTTTACCTTGAAAGGAGGAGCAAATGGCAACATTAGAAGAATTAAAAGTCGTTATCAACGCTGAATTGAAACCATTTCAACAAAAAATGAAAGAAATGGAGAATACAGTAACTCAATCAACTAATAACGTAAGAAATAAGCTTAGCGGGTTAAAAAATATGTTTTCAAGTTTAGCAAAAGTAGCCGCTTTAGGTTACTTAGCGAGAGAGTTATACCAGTTAGGTAAATATTCAGTTCAAACAGCGTTAGAAGTTCAGGCTTCTATGAACCAAATTCAACGGCTTATGGGTGAAAGTTCTCAAGCTTTCTTAAAATGGGCTGAAAATAATGCATTAGCTTTTAATATGAGTAAGGCTGAGGCTATAAAATACGGATCAACCTATGGAAATATACTGGCTGGGTTCATTAAAAATCAAGATAAATTAGCAGGTTATACAGCTAAACTGTTAGAAACATCTTCAATCATTGCACAGGGAACAGGACGAACTATGACTGACGTTATGGAGCGTATCCGAAGCGGTTTGCTTGGGAATACTGAAGCTATTGAAGACTTAGGGGTAATGGTTCAAGTTAAAATGATTGAAAGTACAGAGGCGTTTAAAAAGTTTGCTAATGGTCAAAGTTGGGAACAATTAGACTTCCAAACACAGCAACAAATAAGGTTGATGGCGATTTTAGAACAAGCAACAAAACGTTATGGAGACACATTACAAGATAATGTTAACAACAGAATAGCAACGTTTAAGGCCTTAATGAAAGACTCAGCATTAAATATTGGTAATGCGTTTTTACCTATAATTAATGCTATTATGCCTGTTTTAAATGCATTTGCTAGTGTTATTCGAACAGCGACAGCGAAGTTGGCCGAATTCATTCAGTTACTATTTGATAAAAAAGTAAGTAGTACTGATGGAGTTGCAGGGGCTGTAAACAATGCTACCCAAGGTTTGCAAGGTGCAGGGAATGCGGCTGGAGATTTAGCTGATAATTTAGATGACGCTGGCGGAGGTGCTGGAAACCTAGCTGACAATGTAGGAAAAGCAGGTAAAGCCGCTAAAAAAGCAGTAAAAGAATTACGTGGTTTAATGGGGTTTGATGAAATTAACCTATTAAATAAAAAGAATGATGACTCAGACGACAACTCTGGAGGAGGTGGCGGAGGAGGTAAAGGCGGTAAAGGAAAAGGTCGTGGTGGTAAAGATATTTTACCTGATATAGATATTTCCGACAGAGGTACAAAATATAACACTATGTTTGATGGACTTCTTGAAAAACTTAAACCCTTACTAGCTTTTCTTGAGCATTTAAAGAACCTGTTTAAACTTGGTTGGAAACTTACTTTCAGAGAAGAAGGTATCGAACAACTAAAAAAATCACTTATGGGGATTAAAGAGTCTTTAGAAATAATATTTGGTGATGGACTGGTTGCACGAACGGCCGGAACGTTCTTAGAAAGGTTAGCATTTGCATTAGGGCAAACAACAGCGGCGTTAGCTAACGTTGTATTAGGGATAGCCGTATTTATTGCTGAAAGTCTTAATAAATCGTTGCAGGAAACTAGACTTGATATTAAAAGTTGGTTAATGCGAAGTTTCTTAGAAATGGGGGATATAGTAGGAAGTATTGGTAACATTGCCGCTGATATCTCAAACATTTTCTATGATACTATTACCAGCAAACCATCAACAGATATTGGATCTAATATAATTTCGACATTAACTTATGCTACCATGGGTGTTGTTGATGTAGGGTTGAAATTAGGTCGTGACATCCTTGCAGGGATAGAAAAAACAATTAGTGAAAATAAAGATAAACTTACTCAAGCTTACATAGGTATATTAGAAGCCTTACGCCCAGTTTCAGAAAGCATTAAAGATTTTGTAAAAGATGGGTTTGCTATATTTAATAAGGTTTACGATGAACATATTAAGCCGTTTATTGATTCATTTTGGAAAGGATTTTCTAAAATAACAGGTATTTTATATGATTCATTTAACAATTATATAAACCCAGTATTGAAAAAATTAGGTGATAGATTCCAAAATACTTATCAAAATTATATCAAACCAGCTATGGAAAGTATCGGAAACCTGATAGGTACAGTTTTCGATATACTAAAAAAACTATGGGAAAATGTATTAGTACCATTTCTTAGCTTTTTAGCTGATAATGTATTTCCAGTAATTGCTCCTATAATTGAACGAATAGGAACTTTCTTCTTAACTAATATTCAGATGATAATTTCTAAATTTAAGTTAATAGTTGATGTTATTACAGGAGTACTTAAAATTCTTGAAGGTATCTTCAGTGGTGATTGGGCTAAAATTTGGGAAGGTGTGAAAGATATATTTGTTGGTGTTTGGGACTTTATAGTCGGAGTTATTTCAACTGTTTGGGAACAAATTAAAACTGTTGTTGAAACTGGGTTTGAGTTAGTGAAAGGTGTTATTAAAGTTATTCTAGACGCTATAGTTTTATATTTCACAATTGGCTTTAACTCTATAAAAGGTGTTTGGGAATTAATTATTAGTTTCTTCCAAGGTTTATGGGATGGAATAGTAACAATATTCTCAGTTGTAGGAACTTGGTTCACAGAACGTTTCAAAGAAGCGTGGGACGGTTTAACAAATATATTTAGTGTGCTAGGCCAATGGTTTAGTGAAAGGTGGAACGAAGTTAAAACTATTTTATCTCCACTAGCTGATTGGTTTAGAGAAAAATTCCAAAATGCTTGGGATAATCTGACAAATATATTTAAAATAATAGGTCAATGGTTTAGTGAAAGATGGACTGAGGTTAAAAACATTCTATCTCCTATAGGTCAATGGTTTAAAGATAAATTCCAAAGTGCTTGGGATGGTCTGACAGGTATATTTAAATCATTAGGCTCTTGGTTTGGAGCAAGATGGAACGATGTAACAAATGCACTTAGTAACGTTGCCAGTTGGTTTGGAAATACCTTCACTAGTGCGTATAATGCGGTTAAAAATGCATTTAGCTCTATAGGTTCATTCTTCAGCGGTGTATGGTCTACTGTTAAAAGTATATTTGTAAATGCTGGTCAAATGGTCGGTAGTGCTGTTGGTGGAGCTTTTAAAGGGGCGGTTAATGCGGTATTAGGAACTATTGAGAATATAGTAAATGGATTCATTAACATGATTAATGGTGTAATAGGAGTTATTAACGCTATACCGGGGGTTTCATTAGGATATATCAACGGAATTAGCTTACCAAGGCTTGCTCGTGGTGGTATTGTTGATAGCCCAACCATTGCAATGATTGGGGAAGCTGGTAAAGAAGCGGTTGTACCTCTTGAAAACACTGGTTTCTTACAAACAATGGGACGTGTTGTAAGTAGTGCTGTTGCTGATGTAATTGGAAATAACCAACCAACCTCAGGCGGTTTAACTGGTGATATCGTGATCCAGTTAGGTGGCACTGAGTACGCTAGATTTACAATTGATGAAATCAATAAAGAACAGGAAAGAGTAGGTCAAACTCTTATAAAAATTTAGGAGGAACAATATGGCAAAGTTAATTATTAATGGAGTAACAATTGTTACTCCTAAATCATTTCAAGTATCTATTCAAGATATCGATGGAGAAACAGGACGAGATGCTAACGGTAATATGGTTAGAGATAGAGTCACAACTAAACGAAAATTAGAGTGTGAATGGGGTTTTTTAACTCAATCTGAAATGAGTACCTTATTAAGTAGTGTTACAAGTGAATTCTTCTCAGTTTCCTACCCTGACCCTATCATAGGTCAAACAACAAAAACATTTTACGTTGGGGATAGGAGTTCTCCAGCTTATAGTTTTAGTGAAAAATTCAAACCATGGAGCGGTTTAAAAATGAATTTCATAGAAAGGTAGGTTAATATGTTTAACAACAATACAAGCTATCAAGAAGCAATAAATGCACCCTCAAGACGAATTACTGGGAACGTAACAATAAAAGGTCAGAAATTATCTGATGATATTTCATCGATAGATTATGTTAGTTCAATCTCAGGTAATACACTTACTATTGGTGCTACAAATGCTTCAACAGTAGATATTAAATTCAAGAGATTAATAGAAGGGCTAGAAGAAAAAGAACTTATAAGGGTTTCATTTTCTGTTCAAACATCTAGTGGAATTGTCGAGAGACAAATTGGAGAGTTCTTCTTAACTGAAATAAAACTTGATAGAAACAACAAAACAACAACGTTAAAGGCCATTGATAAGATGGCTTTTTTAAATGATAAATACACTTCTACTTTACTTTATCCAACCTTAGGAAGGAATATAGTTCAGGAAATAGCTAATAGCTGTAATCTGAGGGTTAATAATAATCTTAATATAACAAGCTTACCTAGTTTTAGTAAAAAGTTAGAAAAAGTTACTTATAGAGAAATGTTAGGTTACTTAGCACAGACAGTAGGAGCTTTTGTAATTTTTAATAATAATGGTGAATTAGAGTTTAGAAAATTAAATAGAACTCAAAAACAAATCTCAAAAGGTTCTTACCTTTTAAAAGGTTTAGAAGTGGATGAGGTAGAATACAGAATTAACGGTATTTCTATCAGTTTAAATAACCAAGAGAAAACAATATTAGCTGTTGGAAGCCCGTTAGGTACACAGGTTAAACTTACTAACCCGTTAATGACTCAAGGGTGGTTAAATTCTATCTTCTCAGAGTATTCAAGATTAAGAT